GGGTATAGCGCGGCGGTAGCGGAGGCTCGCGTCAATCGGTCGTACCGAAATAGAGGCCGTCGGAAAGCGGCTCAATAAAAAAGGAGGTTACTCATACCATGAACGAAAAAACACTCACGGCGGAACAATGCTCCAAGCTCTCGCTCTACATCCTTATGACGACCAAGACCCGCGAGGGTGAGGCGGCGACATGGGAAAAGCTCGCAGAGGAAAAGAAAGAGGACGGCTCCCCGAAATATATCCACGCCGCCGACAACGCGCAGTTTTGGAGAGAGCTCGACGCAGACCTCCGCGAAATACTGCGGGCTTTGGAGGCGTGAGCATGGACAACTTTCAGAGTATCACGGCGAGCCCGGAGGCGCTCGCGGCGTTCCTCGGCTCTATCCCGGCGATTGAAACGCCGTGGGACGATGCTTTTCACCGGCTCTGTTGCTCCTCATGCTCGGCGGCGGATTGCGACGATTGCCGCCGCTCGGAGCGGGATAACCCGCTTTGGTGGCTCCGCCGGCCTCCCGGCGGCGGAGGTAGAGGAATGAACAATCTCGAGAAATGGCTCATTTCCATAGAGCCGGAAAAGGTTATCGAGGAAATCCGAAAGAGAGCTTGCTCGGAGTGTCCGGCGGCGGAATACTGCAAAAACTCGCCGTTGAACTTTTGCACGGAAGTTCTCTATGCGTGGGCGAAAGAGGAGGCGCTATAAATGGACATGGATTTAGAGCAAAAGGCCATTATGCGGCTCCGCGAGGCGGCAGACACGTCCGAACGCTTTTACAAAGCCCCGCTCATTGTGACGACCAGCGGCGGAAAAGATAGCTCCGTTTGCGTGGCGCTCGCAGAAAAGGCCGGTATCGACTTCGAGGTTATGCACAATCACACGACCGTAGACGCGCCGGAGACGGTCTATTTCATCCGCCGCGAGTTTAAGCGGCTCGAGGAGAAAGGCGTAAAATGCACGGTCAATTATCCGCACTACAAGGGCGAGCGGGTAACTATGTGGAGCCTCATTCCGCAAAAGCTCATGCCTCCGACGCGGCTCGTCCGCTATTGTTGCTCCATTCTCAAGGAGCGCGGCGGCCAAGGCCGTTACATAACGACGGGCGTTCGTTGGGCTGAAAGCGCCGCGAGAAAGAAAAACCGGGGCATTTTCGAGAACGGACACTCTAACCCGGAGAAAAGAGTCATTCTCAACAACGACAACGACGACCGGCGGCGACTCTTTGAAACGTGCATGAGACAGCACAAAGCCGTATGCAATCCCATTATTGATTGGTCGGACGCGGACGTATGGGACTATATCGAGTCCGAAAAAATCCCGGTCAATCCGCTTTACGAGTGCGGCTTTTCCCGTGTCGGGTGCGTCGGGTGTCCTATGGCGGGTACGCAAGGCAGACAAAAGGAGTTTAGCCGCTATCCGAAATACCAAGACGCATATATCCGCGCTTTCGACAAGATGCTCGAGGAGCGGAAACGCCGAGGGAAGATGCAAGGCACATGGAGAGAGGGAACGACAGGCCGCGACATTTTCCATTGGTGGATGGAGGACGGGGTGCTCCCCGGACAAATGGAGTTCGACGACCTCTTATTAGAGGAGGACGAGGAATGGTAGGCGCTGACTTTACCCGCACTTGCGAGGGGTGCGAGCACGTCGTAGCGGAGCCGTGGTCGAAAGACACGCTCTCCTATCGGTGCTTTGCTCCCGGCAGATGCAAGGGGCGTGTCGTCGGCGTGAAACGCTTTGACCCGTATATCCCGGCATGGTGTCCCAAATTATCGAAAAATGGAGGAGTGAAACAATGAGCGAAACGAGTTCGAGAGTCCGGCTTATGGCAAACTTGCAAGCCGCCGTCGCGGAGGCCGTCTCCGGCACAATGGAGGAGCGCGGGCGCGGCTTCGCCTCTGACCGTGAGGCATGGGCAGAGTTAAAAGAGTGCATCGAGCGCACAAAGCAGATGCACACCGACATTGAAAAAGTCCACAAGGAAATGTGGAGCGCGGTCAAGGACAGGAACGAGGACGCTTTCGCCGCGCTCTCGCAGGAGTTCGAGCGGAGTTCCCGTATTCTCGCCGAGGAGTGGGCGCAAACGTCCGCCCTCGCAAAAATCGCCGTTATCAGCGAGTCGAACGATTGAGGAGGTCGCACAAATGAAAAAGCTCTATTCTAAGAAGCTCGGCGGCGAGGCGTTCGCCCTCGACGCGGCGCAACTGGACATTCTGAAAAAGGCCGGTTATACCGTGCCGAGCCCCGAGGAGGTTATCGCAGACGCGGCGGCGGTCAAAATCGAGCCGCCGGAGGGCGCTCGGGCGTATGTCGTCTTTGATTTCAAGACCGGCGCTTTCGCCGTCCGCACTCGGACGCAGACACTCACCGATAACGAGGTCGGCGGCTTCGTCGGCGAGGTCGTCTCGGCGGCTATCTTGAGTAATTTCGTCGAGCGGGCAGACCAGGACAGGCCGAAAGGAGCGGCTCCGGCGGCTTCGGCGACGGCCTCTCCCCTCGTGAATATGCTCCGAGCCGCTTTCCTCCGCGCGGCGAGCGATAAAGCTCCGGCGGCGGACAAGCCCACGGAGGCGGCAGATACGCCGGAGGTCGTCGAATGATTAAGCTCGGCGACCGCATCACGGTAAAGCCCGCGACGTTCGACGTTCCGGGCAAGGACGGCAAGCCGAAAGCAATCCCCGGGACGGTCGTCTACGTTCATCCCGCCGGGCGATATTGTGTCCTCGAGTTTGACGTAGGTAGACGCGAGCCCGTGACTATCCGAGAGAGCTTTCAGCTTATCGACGGGAGGGTAGCAGAATGAAGCACGAGCAATCAGCACCGGCGGGATACCGCCCGCGCTTTGCCGGGATGATGAAATTATACCTCGTCCGTCATAAGGAATACGGCGAGCTCACCGTAAACGGCGTGAACAAATACGAGGCCGTACACGCCGCCGCCCGCAAGTGGGGCGTTCGGTGGACGGCAATCGCCCGGGAGTGCGAGTATATCGTGCTCGCCGAGGATACGCCGGAGGGCGGCAGACCATGACGAGGCAGGAGCGGCGGAAACGTCGCAGACAGCGCCGCCGCCGGATGCAAGCCGGTATCCTCCTCTCGCTCGTCCTCGTGCTGGGGCTTATTATCGCACTCCGGGCGGGCAGGGAGCGGGAGACGCTCGAGCAGGAAATCCCGCTCGCGGCGGAACGGCAAAAGCTGACGTACATAACACCGGCTCCGGCCTCGCCGGAGACAACGGCGGCGGAAACGCCGGAGGAGCCCGAGGAGCCGACGGTAGAGCCGGAGCCCGAGAACAGATACGCGGAGCTCCATTTCAGCGACGAGGACGTTTATATCCTCGCTTGCCTTGTCTATCACGAGGCGCGCGGCGAGAGCTTCGAGGGACAAGTCGCCGTTGTTGAGGTCGTTCTAAACCGTATGCTCTCCGACTATTTCCCGGATACGGTCGAGGAGGTCGTATTTCAGAAATACGGCGACGTATGGCAATTCTCCCCCGCTCCGTACCTCTACTCGGCGGAGCCGGACAAGGAACAATATCTCGCGGTGCATACCGCCATAGAGGAGCGGGAGCACATTCTTTCAGAGGATACGGTCTATTTCTCGACCGCACCTTATAACGAGAGCGTCGATATGATTATCGGCAATCACTATTTCTGTAAAATCTTTTGAACGGAGGAAAAGACGATGCAACTCATTACCACAAGGAACAAGGAAATCCCTTTCGCGGAGCTCAAAGAGGCCATTTCGAGCGGGAACGGCCTCGAGCTTATCCGCCCGCGCGACAAGTTCGCTATCGAGCTCAAAAACGGCGAGCTCGTCAATGCCGTTTGCGGCGGCTACGTCAACGAGAAGCGCGCCCGCTTCGTCCTCGAGGACTGCCTCGCGGAAAAGTGGCGCATGAACGACACGCCGACCAACAAGGGCGGATACCTCAAGAGCGAGGGGCGGCGACACGTCCTCGAGGATATTCTCCCGCTTTTCCCGGACGAGCTCGCGGAGGCGTTCGTACCCCGCTTTTTGTCCGAGGAAATCGACGGCGAGCGCCACGAGTACGTGGATACCCTATGGCTCCCCTCCGCAACGGACGTTTTCGGCGCGGGTAATTGGTGGAACGAGGAGCCGGACAGCTTTCAGCTTGAGATTTTCAAGCGTGAGCGCGACCGCGTGAAAGAGCACGTCGGAGACGGAACGTGGTTTTGGTGGCTCCGTTCCCCGCTTGCGAGCAACTCCTACCGTTTCGTGATTGTGAGCGCCGGCGGGACAGTCAACTACTACAGCGCGAACATTTCCCTCGGCTTCGCGCCCGGCTTTGACCTGTAAA